CTGGAATGTTCTTATTGATGGTCCTAATTCCCAGAATAGTTAAGAATCTCCTCATCGATCGAGATAAGATGAGGTCGAAAGGGAGGGCAGTGATAACGGCGCGACATGTACGATCGAAACGCATGTCACAAGCAGCGTTAGCATACAATAAGCCCGTTGCCCGACTTGCAAAGTCGTCCCAACAATCATCAGGGTACTCGGGGTGATACAATAAGGACATCCACTTGGAGTAGTCCCTAGTTGGAAAACCGCCCTGGATCCGGAAACCAAGAAACTCAACTTTGTCACGATCATGCGTGAAAATGGTCTTCTTGGTGTTGACAACCATACCAGTGGTGTCAAGCACATCAAAGATGCTCCGGATGTCGATCTTTTCTGCAAACCAAGCGATAATGCTGTCATCACCGAAAACCTTCAAGTAGTCGGGAGTCAGCCCAGCTTTGTTGCAAGCATAAGTGATCAGTATCCAATTGACTATACTATCAATCAACTGTGTGAAAAAGGATCCGCTGGCCACACCAGCTAGCTTCTTATAACGAGATCCATCACACGTTCGAATCGTTGTGTTGATAAAATAATCACGGATATAATACCATGCACGCAACAAGCGCCGAGAATCTGGTACACCAAAATCTTGGTACTTGGTCAAGTCGATATTAGACAGCAGGACATCAAAAGCAGCCTTAATGAGCTGACTGGTTACGGTCTTGTCGAAATTCTTGAAATCCAGACACGCATAGGTTGAATACCCAGCTAAATCGCGCCAAAGTCTTCTAGCACCACCAGTGGCCATATCATAGCCGTAAGCAAGTGGAGTTTGACCCGATTTATAACGATCAATGAGTGGCAATGCAAAGCAACCTTCCATGAAAGTGATAGTTGCAGGATAGCCCCAGATAGCACGGACCTTAACCTGACCACTCTCAACGAGATGACTTCGAAGGAAAGCTGCACAATCAGGAGCAGGCATATGTTCTCCCTCTTTAATACGATGCCAGAACCATCTGATAGAGTTTGTGGCACTAAGATCTTGAGCAACGTCGCCCTTCTTCTTATAACCATTCTGATTCCAAGGAATACCTGGTGAACTGTCCATTATATCTAGTTCTTTCTTAAAGATATCATTTAAATGGATAGGGGAAACCTTAGGAACGTGGAAAGCGTGAAACGCTTGGACGCAAGCATTCTGGAAACATGGATCTGTTATTTCAATTCTGTTAGTTCCAAATGACTTAACGTCCTGTTTGATTCTCCAGATGTTGACATGGGATCTGGCTAGACTATCGTCCACAAGTGGACCGAGGAATTCCTCCGCGTAGCGAG